AGCTAAGACTAGGAACAAACAGTTACAAGCTAAGGTTACAAAAGAGAACCAGAAGATAATGCAGTATGAGATGGATCCCGGTATTAACGTGAACTTCTTAGACTTCTTACCTTCTAACTAATAACTATAAAAAAAAGAGGGACCCGTAAGGGCCCCTCGGTATTACTATTGAACCCCTTTATTGGGGTTCTTTTTTTTGTACTCTGCTATGTTAGCACGACCACGGTTAGCTAGCTCTGTTGACATAGCTTTAGCTTTCTCTTCACCGTAACCTTGAGCTACGTACTCAACAAAGTTGTTAGCTTCAATGCGCTTTACGATAGCCTCATTGATCTCTGGGGTGTACGCTAAGGCTGGGTCTAAGCCCAGCTCCTCTACATAATCCATATCATCAATGCCTTCACCGCTTAAAATATTGTGTGACTTGTTACTCATTACCCTACCTCATCATATATCTTACCAATGGAGAGGTTAACAAAGGGCACCAGAACTATCATACCTTCCATGCACATTGCCTTAACATCTCCTGTGTTATTGTTCATTGTCCATACAGGCCGTGAGTCTACAAACTCAAGGTCCATACCAACACCCATTCTAAAATCTAGACTTATAATATAATTACCAATACCAAAGTTCATTTATTTATCCTTAACGAATATGCCATCAACCATTCGTCCAGTTCGTTTACTGATAACCTCGTAAGCTTCATCGAGGCACTCGTATAGATTAGTATCCCAAAGCCTTGTTTGCATAATAAGTGTAACAAGTATGTCACCGATAGCATCTACAGCCTCCGCTTTATCTTCAGCTAGGATTGCATCAAGCAACTCAGCTACTTCTTCTTCTGTCTTAGAGAACTGTTTAAGCTTACGCTGTTTAGTAGCTTCTCCTCCTGTTAGGATACCTTTGTCGTACCCCCAGTCTACTACGTAATTTTCCAAGTCTTCCATAATCTCAAAGCTCATCGTCTTCTCCTAGTATTGATCCAATTGCTATCTGGTTTGCATAGATGGTAAGTGCTCCAACCATAGACAGGTTAGTTACTCTACCGTTATATTTATCGAGGACATACTGAAGGTCCCTAAGGAGACCCTCTTCGTCCTTCAGGTCCTCAACAGTTTTTATACGGGCTTCTGTGTTAATTACACCCGGCATTGTTACTACTTTATCATTTTGAATCCTTAGCTTAAGAAAAGAAATAATCTGAGCTAACAACCTCTTCTATCTTGAGGTCTCCCAGCTCTGGTTGTGTTACGTTGTAGTCCTTGAAGTTCTCTATCAACATTGTTTCTATTCGGTTGAAGAAGTTGTCACAGTTGTACAACATAGCGAACTGCCACTTGGTATGCTCTACTAGTTTGTCTACGTCACAGGCATGGGTAGAGAAGGAGTCATGTATAGCCCCGAAGTGCCCCGAGAATGTCTCGATTACCTTAGCCATGTGTGCAGCATCCATAGAGTGTACAAAGTTAGGGGAACACCCAGAGGCAAAGGATCTCCTGCAAGGTATCAAGTCACCACTACTGGTAGTTACAGGTATCTTAATGCTATGCCCTACTTGACCTAGCCCACGTATTGTACCACGGATAGTCATGTTCTTCTGCTTCCATACTTCATACATCACAGGGAACCCTGAGGGTGTAGTCCATTGGAGGCAAGTCTCACCACTACCTATGATGAAGTCCGTTACTTTCTGTAGGAACTTCATGGTCTTTAGGGGACCTACACAAGTATCATTGATAGCTAGGATTAGATTCTTTGCAAGCAAGTCGCAATCATCTTTAGTTATCTTGTACTTCTTAGTGTACCCTTCAGTCTTACAATCGTAGTACATGTTCTCTGCTATCTTACGTTGACCTGCAGAGTATGCTCTAGTCATAGACCCACGCTTAGCTATGCCCTTACGGATAGCCTTCATAGGTATATCTCTACTAGCAAACCACTCAGGCATACGCTCAATCAATTTCTTTGCTACCTGTACATAGAAATCCTTTTGTATCTTCTGGGGTACAATAGATACTAACTCCCCTGCTTGACTGTCTTTAGACATAGCAGCTAGGTGTTGCCATCCATTGTTACTTCCATCGACTGGTATAGGTAGGCGTGACATATAGTCACCCTCTGACTTTGAGTACCCTAGCAGCTCGAGGCAACACGCCAGTAGAGTCACGGGTTTCTCCGCTTCCACCTTGAACCTTAGGTTCTTCGCATCTGCTATCAGCGCTGGCAGGTTCTGTACTGTCCACTGTGCTCTGTCCTTCAGTGTCATTTTGTCTACTGAAATAGTATCCAGCCCTTCGTCTTGCAAGTGCAGTTTGTAGTCTTCGGTTAGCCAGTTTAATTTGTCAAGCTCCTGTATTGTGTACGATTGATTGTATGAACAAGCGGTGTGGATACATAGCCAGTAGTACCCACGGTCATCCATT